GCTGGTGGCGGCCGCCAGACGCGCCGCGAGGCGTTCCGTCAGCGCATCCAGGCGCGCCCGCATGGTCACACCCATGTCGTACCAGGCCGCATCCACGGCGCGGCGCTCGGTGATTTCGCCGCGCAGCAGGCCAAGCTCGATGCGATCCATCTCGGTCGCCACCAGCTCGCGCAGCTTCTTGACCTGGGTGCGCGCCTCGTCCGCATCCTGCCCCATGGCCTGCGCCTCGTCCGCCTCCTGGCCGACGCCACTGTCCGTGCCTGATGACGCTGACTGCGGTGGCTTCTCGCGCCGGGCTGCAGCATGGCGGCGCGTGACGTGATCCTTGTCGGGGTCGCGCGTCTCTCTGAGTCGTTGTTCGGTAGCGGCCACATCCACACGCCCACCCTCCACCAGCACCAGCCGCCCTTCCTTGCGGAGCTGGGTGATGTACGAGGGGCTCCAGCCCTTGAGGGCCGCGAACTCGCGCTTGCTGAGGAGAGTGGGCATGGGTGTGGCCTATTAAAAGCGGCTATCGACCGCGATATGTTTTGGAATACGGAAAAGCCTTTTTTCGAACAGACTGTCCTTTCCGAACCGAATACTTGCCAGAACCCACTTGCCGGGTGCCTGTGTTTTCAGCCATGGTTACCACCTCCTTTCCAGCGGAGAATCGAGAAACACCGCGCCGGAATCGCTAATTTCCGGGGCGTCAAAACCCTCTGCCGACACGGCCAGCAGAGGGATACCTTCGTCGTCGCCCGCCCAGCCATCCTGATAAGCCACTCTGGCAAATGCGTTTGAACGGAAAATGGTTGGGAACTCTTCGAGCCGCCACAGGAACTCATGCACCTTGTGCATGCTCTTGGCGCTCTCCGTCTTCTCGCCGACGTTACGAATGTTGCGGCCGATCTTGACGAGAAATTCCTTGTAAATACTCCTGTCTTTCTCAAAGACGCGCGCCCAGTCGGTAAACCCCTGCAAGCTGACCATCACGGGCGCACCGCCAGCGTGGCGGTTGCAATCGCGCACAAAGGCATCCAACGTTGGGACAAAAGGGAAACCGAGTGAAAAATACGCATCCCAAAACCCTAGATGCTCACTAATGCCGCCGCGCAACAGGTTGAACCCCATGCGTTCAAGCGCCATGAGGCCGGCCGTGTATTCGTTGGCGTCCGGGGCCACGCGTTTCGTGGCGTAGTCAATGAAATCTGCATGCCGTTTTTTATAGGCGTCCGGCATGTTGGCAAGCTGGAAGCGCGACATGTGTATCGGTTGATGCCAGACATGACTGACGCCGGCCGCGTGCAGCTGAGCAAAGCTGCCGCGCAGATCATCCCACCAGGCAGGGATGAAAGGATTGAGGCCGATGATGACGTGATGCCCGGCCTTTTTCAGACGACTGATGAAATCCATGCGCTGAGAAAAACGCGGACAACCCGGCTCATACTGACTGACAATGTCGTCTCGGTCGGTCGTCAAGCTGACATAGACGCTCGTGGGCGCATCGCTCAGGATGCGCGCCTCGGCCTCGGCTTCGCCGCCACGCGTCTGGTACACCAGGCGATACCCGTGACGGCGCGAAGACTCGTGTAGCGCCTCAAACGCCGCTTGATTCGACTTTGCGCAGGGGTCGCTGTCATTGGCCACCAACACCGGATGGCCGGCCTGCAGCAGCTCAAATTCAACACATGTCGATCCTTGTGAGAACCAGCGTTCTATCTTCAAAAGATCGGCGGCTTCGGTCTGCCGGTCTGGGCGGTTCAGGTTGGCGAAGCAATAGATGCAGCCATGCGAGCAACGGTTCAGGCCGAAGTGCAGCAGATAGGGTGAATAGAGGTATTCCCCAGTGTAGAGGCGGATCATTGTGCACCCCCATGGGTGACGTCGATGAGTTCTATCAGGGCGCGCGCGCCATCGTGATGATCCGTCGCCGCCAAATGCGCGCGCCACGCTTGGTATTGCCCCTTCGACAGGTAGAGGATGACCGGGTAGCCGGTTTTTGCCGGCGGCTGGGGTTTGCGCCCCCCCGTTTCCTCGACTTCGGCCGGCCCATCTTCGTCCGTGACGGTGGTGGCATGGGCATCCAGCACGCCGTCATCATGAGCACCGGTGTATCCGCCCAGCAGCTCGTCAATTTCGTCGTCGCTGAACGCCAGCGGCGCGGTATCGAAGCCGCTATCGATGAGCCCTTGTATCTCCATGGCCAGCATGGCTTGATCCCAGCCACCGCCTTCGGCGATCTTGTTGTCGGCGATCACATAGGCGCGCTTCTGCGCTTCGCTGAGATGGCTCAGGCGGAGGCAGGGCACCTTGGTCAGCTTGAGCATGGCGGCGGCCTGTACGCGCCCATGGCCGGCGATGATGCCGCCGCTGGCGTCGATCAACACCGGGTTGGTAAAACCGAACTCGCGCATGCTGGCCGCGATCTGCTCGATCTGCGCCGCGCTGTGAGTGCGGCTGTTGTTGGCGTAGGGCTGGAGCTTTGCCAGCGGCAGCTGCTCGATCTTCATCATTCTCTTCTTTCTTTTTTTACAAAGACATGTGGACGGGAAAACGCGCCTGCGCGCGCGCGAATCTGGCGCACGCCCAGGCGCACGGGTATCCGCACGGGTATCCGCACGGGTACAACCCGCGCTGCGCCTGCAAGCGCACGGGCGCACGGGTGCGCACGGGTCGCGTGTACACGTAAGAGTCCAGCGCGCACGTGTGGTGTGTGTGTCTTTACGTGTACACGTGCGCGGGGTTTGTACCCGTGCGCCCGTGCGGTGCGCGTAACCACGCGTGTTGTACCCGTGCGGATACCCGTGCGTTAAGCTGTGCGCCCGTGCGGTCATGGCTCGGCCTTCATCCCTGCCTGGAAGTCCAGGTAGCATTCGGTGTAGTAATGACTCAGCGGCCTGTCGGTCGCTGGCCGGTAGTCCTTCATGCCGGCCTGAGCGGCCTCTGTGAGCGCATGCACGCTGGGGATGATCATGCGCTTTCGTTTGGGTGTGCCAAGCATGTTGTAGCTCTCGTACACGTCTTTGTGCGCCTTCTCCCAACCCTGCAGCTTGACGATGTGGCCGCTGAACTGGTTTTCCGGGCGCGGCATGCGCTCACCGTTGGCGCGGCAGTAGCCTAGGTAAGCGGTGTACAGATTGGCGCTGCCGCAGGGGCAGAAGGGCAGACCTTCGATGTCGCCCCCTTTCCAATCGATCAGGAAGCGCTCGACGCTGTCGCGGTTGACGTCGATCAGCTCGCGCTTGGCCACCGTCATGGGCGGCTTCGTCCAGGGCTTGAATCCCGCCAGATCGACCTGCAACAGGTGGTGATACAACGCCGCCACGCCGCCATTTTCGATTTCGGCCGACAGCTCGTTGTAGAAAAAGTCAGCCAGCGGCGGCGGCGTCCAAATGACGCAGTAGCGCCGGTCGTCGTTTTCCAGCACCAGGGGCTGTTTCTCGTTGCTGAGGAAAACGATCTGCATGTGATTGCGTTCCCGGTAGGCAGCGAGACCCTTGGGATTGACGCGTACCCATTCACCGGTGACGAAATTCTTGAGCTGGTTCTTGAGGTGGTACATGTCGGCTCTGGCGACGATCTCGTCCGCCAGGATGAACAGCTTGCGCTCCGACCAGTCGGAGTTGAACTTGTCTTCGATCGCCCCCTGATTGAGGACGATGCCGTATTCGCCGAAAATGCGACAGTAGGTCTCGAAGAAGCGCCCTTTACCCGTGCCTTGCGGCCCGTGCATGATGATGGCGGTCTGCATCTTGGCGCCAGGATGCTGTAGTGGATAGGCCAGCCATTTAATGATCCAGTCGTACAGCGCTTCGCCGGCCTGCTCGCCTTCCCCGGCGCACTGGTAGCGCAGCAGGTCGAGCAGCATCTCGCACTTGCCCGCCACCGGATCAATCGGCCAGCCCGTCCAGCGGTTGCATGTGATGTTGTCGTCTTCGCCACCTGGATCAAAACCCACCTGGTCGATATACACGGCGCGCTGCCGCCACGTCGGATGCTCTTTCACATCATCGAAGCGCACCCGCGCCGGCAGCAGCGCCGTCATCTTGCTGCGCTTGCATATCTCGCGCGTCCACTGGTCAAACACGTACTCGCCCGTGCCATCGTCGATGTGAATGAAGCGCTCGACAACATCGTCCAGCGCCATGATGGACACCGCCTGCGGCCGCGCCGATTTCCCCTCCCCCCTTTCATGAGGAACCCCGCCATTGCCGGCCGGAGGGGCGCTGGGCGGTGCGGGCGTGCCCCAGCCCAGCTCTACCAGACGCGCCTCGATCTGCGCGCGCACCGGCTGCGCGCCTTCCAGGCAGCGCAGGTCGTTGTAGTCGGTGAGTCCTTTTTTGTCGTCTGGCCGCGCGCCGGCAAACTGCGGCGCGATCCACGCGCCATCGGTCGCCAGCGCCGCTTCCTGGGCGCGCTCGACGCCCGCATTGGCCTTGCCATGCGCCTGCCCGCAGCGCCTGCAGGTCGCAGTGACCACCGGCGTGACATCGCCGCAGGCCTGGCACTTCTGCAGCCAGTCGTCGTCGGCGCAGTACAGCAGCCTGACGCGCTTTTTGCGGTGCTTCCAGATCCTCTTGCCCACCTTCAGCAGGCCTGCCGCATCGAACGCCACGGCCACCGGCTGGCCGGTGGCTTCGTGCAGGCTGGCGCAGGTTGCAAACCCCTCTCCGACCAGGCAAAGCTCGCCGATGCCGCTGCCGATGAGGAAGTGCAGGCCGTCATTGGCCATGCCGGCCGGCCAATAGGTCTTGTCCTTGCCGCCACGGCGGGCGATCAGCTCTTGATGGTGTGTGCGCGACAGCACGAACTGCAGGCCGCGTGGCTGGCCGGTGTCGTCGCACATGGGGATGACCAGCGCGCCCTTGAGCCGCCCCAGATATTCATAGTCTTCCTTGGTCGCACCTTCGATCATGAGGCCGTCATTACCTGGGAAGATGCGCGCGCCGTGTGCGCCGGCCAGCTGTTTTCTGGCGATGTAGTCGTGCGCCTGCGCGCCATCATCGATGCACGTTAGCCACACGGCATGCGCCCAGCGGGCGGCGCGGTCGGCGGCGTGCTTCGCAGCGGCTTCCGCCTGGCGCTTGAGCTCGGCCATGCGCTCTTTGTGGGCCTGCAGCTGCTCTGCCGTCAGCGCGCTCTGACTGAATTTCCGCTGCCCACAGCCGGGGCACGCCTTTTCCTTCAGGCCCATGTCACGGCCGCAGCCATCACAGCGCTTGCGCAGCTCTATGGTGCCGTAGCCACTGCCGTGATCCGTCCAGTAGGCACCGGTGATCAGGATGCCATCGCCCAGGCGCAGCTCGTGCAGTCGGTAGGCACCCGTCTTTTTGGCGCGCTCGCCGTCGACGTCACAGCGCACCGACTTACTGGATCCGATATAGACGCTGCCGGCCAGCGCGCCACCATTGCCGCTCGTCACCGTGTCCAGCAGCAAGCCGGCGGCCTGCAACTGCGCTTCGACGTCGGCCAGATTGAGGTACAGTGAGCTCATCGGGCCGTCCGGATTGCGCCTGCGAGATTGGCCCTCAGCAGCGCCCCGAATTTCTCACGGTGCAGACGGCTAGCTATCCCAGGTAGATCGATACGCGCCGTGTAATACGGCTCGCGCACGAACAGCAGCACCGGAGCCACCTCCACGCCGTGTATGCCGCGCTTGGCCCAGATGCCGCGCGCCAGCGGCTGCGTGAGGCGGCCGTCTGCGCTGGGGCTGCCCTTACCGCGCGAGATGAAATACACCACGCCGCCGATTTCGATATAGCTGCGCTTGATCTTTTTCCCGGCCGCGCTGATGCGCGTGTAGTCATGCCCCTTGCGCTGCCGTGTCTTGGCGATCTTGGCGCGGCCGGCGGCCGTCGTGTTGCCTGCCGACCCGGCCTCACTGAACGCCTCGAAGTAGGACAGTATCTTCACCAGCAGGCCATGCGGCGCGTTGCCGTAGCGGTCGATCGGCATGGCCCAGTTGCCCTGCTTTGGCGGCACCGCCACCAGCCCGGACGGGAGGATGCCGGCGCGCTGCAGACGCTTCTCGAAGCGCTTCCACTGCCGGCCGCCACCCGTGAATTGTTGGCCGATGATCGCGCGCTTGTCCTGCCCGCTCGCCACGAACGCCGCCCCCATGCCCTCGTGTCCTTGCGCCGCGTAGCGCCGCTGGCCATTGCCGTCCATCACATTGACCAACGCCGTCATCCTGAAGCCGTCATTTTTGTTGGCCCCCTGCACGAACAGGCTGTTCAGTGTCCATGGCTTCGGCCGGTCAAAACGCGCCTGCATCTGCGCCACCGTCTCACGCTTCGTCTCCACCGCCAGCGCCGTCAGCGTCTTGGCGACCGCAAACGGCAACTGCGTCCGCGTCAGCCGGTCGACGTCAGCTTCAAAACGCCGCCACCCAGCCGCCGTCAGCTGCGTAACACCGCCATCCCCTACCTTGATCCCTACCATTTTTCTAGCCTTATAATTTCAGTAACCCCCACCACCAACCCCTAGCGCCTCCCCGGGCCTCGCATTACCCGTCTCAAAAAGCTCGTGGGAGTACCTTTTTCCTGGCAGATGCCGCAAGGTATTCCATGGCGGGGAAAGGGGCGCGCCGATCACCTTTTGCGCCCTGCCGCGCGTGTCGATGGTGCGAGCTGCGCTACCAGCGCCACCATGTCCGCTAGCTGTTCCTCCACGCGCCGCAGAGTCGCGCCCTCGGCGGCGGACAGGTCGCCCAGGTAGCGGGCAATCAGGTAGTAGATCGGCGTGAGGTCACCCTGCGTCTGCATGTACCGCTCCAGATCATCCGTGCCCAGCTTGCGCTGACTCTCGTCATTGAGCATGCAGGACAGATTGCCGGGCGCGACATCCAGATCACCGGCCACGCGCTTGAGTCCGCGCTGATACACACCAGCCGCCACCACCTCCCGCAGGTTGCGGTAGCGATCTGTGATTGACATTTCAAGCTCCAGCGTGAGTTGCTGAGTTTTTGGTGGCATTGATAACTCCTGATAGATATTCATATCGCGTGTTGTCAGCGTTTATCAGTCAGAACCGATTAAAAAACCCCCGTGCCGGCGCAGATGAAGGCACGAGAGAAGCGGCCCTACAGGGCGCGACGCATCAATATGTCAAACGAAAGGGCGGGGGCTCCAGCCATGCTACGATTCACTTTCCACAGATCATCGCTCACAGAAAGGAGCCCCCATGAAGAAGCCATACACCATGACGGTGGCGGAGTTCAAAGACCGCATCTGGAAGTCCATCAAGGATCTTCCAGACACCGACGAAATCTCGTTCGGACAGGGCGACCTGAGCGTCTACAGAATGAAATGGCGCGGGGATCATGTCTTGAATATCGAGTTCAGCCAGGTCTACTCGGTCACCGTCGATGCGGAGGAAGCTGGCCCGGACGGCGAGTGATCGAGACGATCGAACCCCCGAGGCGCATAGCCTGCGCACCATTCCTCGACGACGCGGCCGATTGCACGCGGCGTCATTACGCAAGGCCCAGCTTCGAGCATTCGGCCGTTCGGCGCGTACGTTTCAATGGCGAAACCGCTTTCCGTGACGACAACTTTCAGCGCGCACCCGGCGCGCGGGTACGTGTCGGTGAAGTAGACGGGATCGGTCGTTGCAGCCTTTTCGCGCAGCGCCGAAATCTCGTCGAGCAGCTTCGATACGCGGCGATAGGCCGCGCTGTCTCGAAGGTCGCCGCCACGGGAATAGAAGACGGAGCCTGGAGGCTGTCCTTCGATCCAGATGCGCAGGTCAAGCGCGGCATCCAGCAAAGACAAGGTGCGGCCTTGGCCATGAGTACTCATGCGCCCTCCCGGTGCGCGCCGGCCTTGGCCGCTGTGCCCCGCAAAAATTGCCAATCCACGTCGGGGCGCAACTCTTCACAGGTAACGAGGCCAGCGGTTTCGCGCTCGATGGCCGGGCAGCGGGCGGTCGGGACTGGCTTCCCTTTGTGCCACCACTGGTGGACGGATACGGGCGTCACACCGATGGCGCGCGCAAGACGCGCCGAGCGTCCGCGCTGGCCAGACAGATAAGTTCCGAGGTTCATGGCCACGATTTAGCCAAAAGCTAAACCAAATGTCAAGCCTTTGGCTAATTTCATTTGTTAGCCAAAGGCCATTAAATAGGGGGATGAAATTGATCGACGACGTGCGCCGAGACAACCTCGCCCTGCTGTTGACATCCTCACCGCCCTGAAGAGACGGTGATTCCTGCTGCCAGACGGCGATGCCCCGCCGCGAGAATGTTCCTGGCTGCATTCACATCGCGGTCGTGTACCGCGCCGCATCCGCTGCAAGTCCATTCTCTTATTCGCAAACCTGCTCTACCTTTCGGACTGCTGGCGGGTATGACCCCGCAGCACGAACAAGTCTGGGTGGTGTAGTTTTCGTTGACTACCTCGAAGACGATACCGGCCTGATGGCTCTTGTATTCCAACATCGTCTTTAAGCTGGCCCAGCCCGCATCCAGCGTGCTCTTGGCCATCTTGGTTTTGACCAGCTTCACGCTGGCCACATCTCCGACAAAGATCGCTCCATAGTCCTTGACCATGGCGGTACTGAACTTGTGCAGCATGTCCTTGCGCTGATTCTTGATCTTGGCGTGGATGGCCTTGACCCGGCATTTCTTGCCTGCCCGCTGGGCGATACCCAACCGGGCTTCGAGCTTGCGATAAAAGCGCCCCTGGATGCGCTGGGCGTCCGAGGCCACAGCCGCTTCCTTGAGGCCCAGGTCGATGCCCACGCTGGCCGTTGCGGCGCTGGCCTTGGCCTGCACCTTTACGACCACGTTCAGATACCAGCGTCCCCGGCTGTCTTCGCTGAAGGAACCGGCACGCAATTCGTAATCGGCCAGGCCGTAGCTGTCCCAGAGGCTGAGTTTCTGGCCAGCAAAGTGAATCTGCCCAGCCTTGTATTTGGCGTGCCCACCTTTGAACGGAATCCAGCCCAGCGAATACTTGGCCGATTTGGGGTTGCTCACCCGCCAGTTCAAGCGGGTCTTCTTGAACTGCTTGCGCCGCGTGGCGTACTCCACGCACACCAGTTGCACGGTGCCGCTGCCCACGCTCACGTCGTCGCATTTGCTGAATCCCGCCGTGAACTTTTGCAGGTCGTAGCCCGAGAGAAATTGGGGTTTGCCGTGGAAAGGTCGTGCTGCCTTAGCTGAAATAGCGTTGATGTGGTTCCACACCTGATTGACCTCGCGTGCCATCTGACGCAGCACATTGGCGTGCTTGTCTTTGATGCGCAGTTTGAGGGTTTTGGTGCAATCCATAGCTCCGATTATCATTGGCCTATGACAAAAGAACAAGCTATTCGCACAGGCAGGCATTGCGTATTCATGATGCATATTCATTTGGTCTTCGTGACCAAATACCGGCGACATGTGTTTGACGCTGATGCCATTCAGAGGCTGCGTTTGCACTTTGCCAGCGTGTGCAAAGACTTTGAGGCCGAGTTGGTGGAGATGGACGGCGAGGACGATCATGTTCATCTGCTGGTGAACTACCCACCGAAGGTGGCCGTGTCCAATCTCGTGAACAGCCTCAAGGGCGTCTCTAGCCGCCTGCTACGCAAAGAGCGCCCGGACATTGCCAACAGGTACTGGAAGAATATGCTGTGGTCGCCTTCCTACTTTGCATCCTCGTGTGGTGGTGCGCCCATTGACGTGATCCGCAGGTACATCGAGCAACAGCAAACACCCCATTGAATGCCTATGCCCGCTTGCGCGGGCAGCGCTATCCTTCCCCGCCCAAATCAGGCGGCTTCGCCTCCAAGCTGCTGCGCAGCTAACTGACTTGGACGAGGCTTGCCGCGCATTTGGTCACCAGATTGAGGCCGCTGGCCCGGTAGCGCTGTTGCTCAAAGCTGCGGTCGCGGATTTCGCCCAGCCGGTTGAAGAACACCGCCCTGGCAAGCGCGTTGCGTGCCTCACCCTTATTGAGTCCAGCTTGCACACGGCGGCGCAGTTCCACACTTTGCAGCCAGTCTAGGATGAACAACGTGCGCTCGATGCGCCCCAGTTCGCGCAGGGCGACGGCCAGGCCGTTTTGGCGCGGATAACCGTTACGGGCGGTCCTGCAATTGCTGCCGTGGCGGCAAAAATGGAGGTGGCGGCGAGCAACTTGGGCAACAATTTCATGTATTACTCCTTACGGTTGGTGATTCAGTGATGTTTTTCTTTTGGAAAAGCTCGTCGGTTTGCA